GTTGGAGAGCAAAGGTCAAAGGTAGCGGGAAAGCGAACACAGGTACAGATTTTTAAAAAGGGTAAAGAAGCGATTAGAAGGGCAAATAAAAAGAAAAAGTAGTATGGCTAGGAAGTTTAAAAAAGTACCAAAGACAAAACGAGGCGTACCCAAAAAATATGTTAAGGGTTCTAAGAACCAAAAAAAAACACAGGATGAGATATTAAGAACACGTAAGATGTACAGAGAGGGTGCATTGACACCTGCAATGATGGATATGATATCAAAACAAAGGAGTAAGAGTGGCAAGAAAACCAGCAAAAAGAAAACCAGCAAGAAAAAAAAGCGGAGGAAGTAAAGCCGCAGTTCTTGCTAAGTATTCCAAAAGCTCTGGAATATCGAAAGGAACTTTGTCTAAGGTGTATTCAAGAGGATTGGGTGCATACTACTCCAGTGGCTCTAGACCCGGAGTCAGTGCTCATCAATGGGCCGCTGGCAGGGTAAGAAGCTTTGCTACGGGTAAAGGTGGAGCTAGAAAAGCAGATGCAGATTTAATACGTGGTGGTAAAAAGAAAACAGCTAAAAAGAAAACAACGACTAGAAGAAAGAAGAAGTAATAGATGGCAACATTTGAAGCACAGGTAGAAGCGTTAACAAGTTTAGATATAGATGGTAGCAGTGCACCAACACAGTCAGAACTTTCTCAGTTCTTAACAGATGGTGCTAAAGAAATTTTAAATACACTACCAAGATCAAAGCAAGCTTTGTTTACAACTGCAAACGATTTGAATGGTAGCAGTCAAAGTCTTACTCTTTTGGGTTCTGAGATATTTAGTGTAACTAGAGATGATGGCACAATCAATCAACCTTGCAGAAGAGTACCTGCTGAGTTAAATGGACGTATTAGAGATTCTGATGATATGATGGCGGCTACCACTACAGACCCTGCTTACTACGTTACAAATAATATTTTAGTTGTTGTCCCTTCACCTACTAATGCTCAGAACGCCCATGTCCATACACTGAACTACCCTACCGTTGCTTTTGGTGACAGCACCATTGCTAAGTTTCCAGATGATGCTGAATATCTTGTTCCTATTTATGGTGCAATAAAATCTTTAAGCAATAAATTAAGCACGTTAATAAAATCAGATTTAAGTATATCTGCATCAGCACCAAGTGCTCCTAGTTTGGCTACATTGTCATATTCTAACGCTAGCAATGCTGATGCTAATGCAACATCTGTAAGTAGCGTTACTGTTTCTACAGTTGATAAAGCAGATATTAGTGGTGATGTGCCAACATATTCAAAGCCTAGCACCACCGTTAACTTTGGAAGTGGTAATAATTTTGATACCTTGTTAGGAACCGATGAAGATACCGAGTTAGCATCTGTAGAGTTGCAAAAGCAGAATCAGTTGCTTGATGCACACAGAGCAGATATACAAAATGAGTTAAATGAGTTTAATAAAGAAAATGTCAGGTATCAAGCTAATGTGCAAGCAGAGCTTGCAAAGCACAATACCGATTTGCAAGTTGCACAAAGGCAAGCACAAATTGATGCGGCTGATGCACAACAAGAAGCATCTCAGGCAACGGATGTTGACAAGTTTAATAAATCTCAAGATCAAGCATTGGACTTGCAAAACAAAGCTCAGACCTTGCAGGCGGCCATACAGAATAATGACGATTTAGTGTCAAAGTTTTTAGCAGAGTTAAATAAGTACAGTGCACTGGTAAACACTGAGGTTCAGACATATTCTCAAAACCTTGAAAATAATCAACGCAATTATAACATATATAGCCAACAACAGGCTAAATTACAGGCAGATTATGATAAAGGAATACAGGCGTTGAAATAATGGCAATACATTCTTTAACAGTAAAACAAATTATTAGTAGGGTTAGGCAAGTTTTTCCTGATGCACCAGAAACATATATCATATCTTTAATTAACGATGCGTTAAATGAACTTGGTCAATACTCTCAAAAGTCAATGTCTGCAAAAGTTAACATCGAAGCTAATCAAACATTTTATGATTTGTCAGATAGTGCTGTAGATTCTTCTAATAAAGCAATGGGGATAAACAAGGTATATAGAGTAGATATAATGGACAATGAAGGTGACTACATAAGGATTCCAAGGGTGTTGGATGGTGAGCCACTTATGTTTGATATTACTTCAGAGTCTGCAATAGAGGAGCCTTCATAATGGCTAGCAATATAAAACATCCAGAAGATAAGGTATTGTACTTTATCAGAGGAGATCATTTAGGATTAATTACAACATTTTCTTCAACAGGTGAATCAAGAACAGATAGGAAAGCTTTTCAAGCGTTTGACCACTCGGTTACAAACGGACTACTTATACATTATTATGGAAATCCTAATAAGGTTACAGCAATCACGGATACTCCAGATGTTGATAATTTATATCATTCTGCGATTGTGGATTATGTAAAGAAATGTTTATACATGGATCGTGCAGGAAAAACATCGGATGGTAACAGAGCACAGATGGCAATGAACCTGATGATGAGACATGAAAGAAAATTTGATATGGCCATTAAGAAATATGGCACAAAGAAAAGAAGTAAGACTGGAGGAACCAGAGCAGTCGTTCCAGCTAGTTTTACATAAGATTATTGATTGATTATTTGTCTTGATCTAGGCTAAGTTTCACGACATATAATTTAACTATATGAATGCTTTAAAGCGGTGGTGGTGGAAATATAGGATAGATTATGTCAGACATAAATAAATTCACTACAAAAGAAGTACTAAATAAGGTACTTCTAGATTCTTCAGGCAACTCCGTAGCCGCAAATTCTCACACATCTCAAGAAGCGTTAAACGCTGTTCTTGATACTTCTAACAATAGACTTAATGTATCCCTCGGTGGTAGCAATACTATCTCAGGTGATGTTACCATTACAGGCGACTTAACTGTACAAGGTAGTAATACTAATACTTATGATGAAATAGTGCAAGGACAACTTATTGTTCAAACAGGAAGTTCAGGGGCAACTGTTGATAGTAATGCTGATGAATTAGTAGTAGAAAGCAATGGAAACGCTGGTATTTCTATCCTTACACCTAATGCTAATACAGGACAATTAGCTTTTGGAAGTGATAGTGATGCTTATGGTGCTTTTGTATCATGGCAGGGTAGTGCTAATCAAATGACAATTGCAACTGCTAATGCTGACGATAGTCTAGTTTTACAAACAGCAAATAAAGTTACTGCAGTTACTATAGACTCAAGCCAAAACGCAACCATTACTGGAGACTTAACTGTCACTGGTGGAGATATTTTTTCTGCAAATCTTGGACTCCAAACAACAAACGGAACAGGCACAATATTTTTAAGTGGAAATACAACAATAAATGATGCTGGGCATGATGTAGATTTTAGAGTTGAGTCAGATACAAATACACACGCTTTTTTTGTGCAAGGTTCTGACGGAAATATCGGTGTTGGAACTGCAAGTCCAAAACATTATTCTGGAACAAGTGGAACAATTTTATCTATACATAATTCAAGTTTTAGAGGAGTTTTAGAGTTAAGTGGAGCATCTAATTCAGATGATGGAGTAATAGGTGCTATAACATTTGCAAACACAGAAAATGATGCCGCAAGTGGAGCATTAGCTCAAATATATACGATTGTTGAAACAAGTGATTCAAATCTACATAATGATAGTGGTGGACATTTAGCTTTTTTTACAAAGCCAGAAGCTGGAACATTAACTGAAGGAATGAGAATAGACAGCTCTGGCAATGTTGGTATTGGAATTTCTCCTGTTGCAAGTCAGAAACTTCAAGTAAAGGTAGCCTCTGATGTTAACTTTACAACAAGTGCAAACAGTTCATCTTTAAGATTAAATGCAGTAAATGATGCCGTATCTGCAACTATTCCATTAGAAATAAATTCATCTTCAGTAGAGAATTTTGGCCCATTAACTCAACGCTTATATGTTAAACATATGCATTCAGATGGTACAACTTTGTCAGGTTGGGTAGGAACTGGAAGTGCTTTAGGTAGTGCTGGGAATACTGATTTAATGTTAAGAGCCAATGGTTCTCTTTTTTTTACTGTAAATAATAGTGGTACTTCTGACAATACTCGATTGATTCTTGATGATAACTCCAGAATCTCACTATCTAATAATGATAGTGGTGGTACAGGAGGACAAGACAGCACAAGCTCAAACACTATTATAGGATATAAAGCTGGTAATGCAGTAGCAAGTGGAACTATAAACAATACTTTTATAGGGCATAATGCAGGTTTATCAGTCAATGATGGAGTAGCTAATGTTGTGGTAGGAACAAATTCAGCAGATGCTCTTACAACAGGCGACCATAATGTAGCATTAGGATACTTTGCTCTTTCTGCTTCTACAGATGTAGATGGTGCTATTGCTATTGGTAGTGGTGCTATGGAAAGTGGTAATGTAACTTCTGCGGCAGATGGTAGCGTAGCTATCGGAAGAAATTCGCTTTTAGCATTGACTTCTGGAGCTGGAAATACAGCAGTAGGTTATGAAAGTTTAGATGCTGAAGATGACGGAGATAGAAATACTGCTATAGGATACCAAGCCTTAACTAATCAAACAGGAACAAGTGGAATTGTTGGGAATACTGCATTGGGATATGGTGCAGGTGATTTAATAACGACAGGAGTTCAGAATGTTTTATTGGGTTCAACTACAGATCCATCTGCTAATAGTGGTTCAAATCAAGTTGTTATCGGATACAATGCAACAGGACAAGGTGATAATACAGTAACGCTTGGTAATAGTTCTGTAACTGATGTTTATATGGCAGAAGATGCAACAAGTGATAACGCAACAAATACTGAAGGTGCCACAGTTTACGCTAAAGGCTTACATCTTAAAAACTTATCTGCTCATGATTCTGGTGGAATGGATACTCCATTAATAATTCATACTCATTTTGATGATAGCCCCGATGGAAATCAAGGAAATGGTTTGCTTTATAGATTTAGTGCAGATGATACAAATGCTGGTAAAGATGTTGGAAAGATTGGTTTTATTAGTGAATCTGGACTCGTTGATACGTCAGGTAATTTTGGAGGACGTTTAGAGTTTCATTGTATAGGAGCTGATACATTAACAGAAGTTATGAGGCTTAATGGTGGTGATGGTCATTTTAATGCAGTAATAAAAGGAAGCACCGCTGGAGGAGCTGAAAGATTTGGTCTTTCTGTAGAAAATGATGGAAATAATGCTAATTGTCATGGAATAAAAATTACAGCAGGGGCTGATAATGCAAGTGGTACAACAGATTATATAGAATGTAAGGATGGTGATGGCGACCAAGTAGGGCATATTTCAAATACTTCAGGCACTTTTGCTTTAACTGATCCATCAGATAGCAGATTAAAAAAGAACATTACCGACACAACTGTAAAAGGATTAGAAACAGTAGAAAAAATAAAAGTTAGAGATTTTGAGTGGAAAAAATCAGGTGATAAAATGATTGGTGGTTTTATAGCTCAAGAACTAAATGAAGTTTATCCATCTGCTGTAACAGGAACAGATGGGGCAGTTGAAGACATACTTGATTCTGATGGTAAGAAAACAGGAGAAAGAATTTTACCTATGGGAATTTCAAGGGATGTTCTTGTGCCTGTATTAATTAAAGCAGTACAAGAGTTATCTGCAAAAGTAGCAGAATTAGAAAAGAATAATTAACAAACAAGGAGTCAAACGTGGCTAAAAAACAAAAAGAACAGAAGCCAGTCTTGACCTTAGATGATAAAGAATATATCATTGAGGATATGACTGATGAGCAAAAAGTAATGGTAAATCATCTTAATGATATACAGAACAAGCAAAGAACAAATCAATTTGTAGCTGAACAATTAGCAGTTGGGTACAATGCATTTGTCAATATGCTTAAAGAGTCTTTATCTAAAGAAGAGGAATCAGAGGACAAGTAAATGCTAATAAGGAAAAGTTCTAAGGGTCATGACCTAAAGTTGTATAGAAATACAACTCCCGGTGCGACTCGTACAAAGAAATATCCAGACGGTACAACAGAGACCCTTACTTATCCTTCTAGGTATAGTTATTTTTTAGTTTACAATGGAGAAGTCATAAAGAGAAGCAATAGTTGGGATACGATAGAAGAAGCTTATGTGGATAAATGCGATGATGAACATGGTGGTGGAGCAGGAAGAATGTTAGTTGGTAAGCATGAGCTTGTAAATAACGTGATACAAAACAAATGAATAAAACAATAAAAACATTAAAGAACGGAGACTTTAAAGTTGTACATACGAGTTATAACATTCCTGTTAGTTATGTTAGCAATCCACAGTTGCACAAGTCAGGGGTGGATAGTGGCAAACGTGCCAATAGGAGAGGAGGAAAAATTTACAAATACAGTGTTTATAGAGATTGTTGATGCTGACTCTATTACACATTGGTATCATGGTCGTGTGTCTGATCATACTAATTGGTGCTACTTACATAATGATTGGGAAAAAGTCGAGGTAAGGTGAGTGCAAAGCCAGATACCGCCAGAAGTTACAGGACTACTATTCTTGACGATAACGCCATTGTTAGTATTAACCTTAAATGGCTGGGTCAGATTGCAGTCCTTATCGGAATGTTGGTCTATGGTTACTGGCAAATTGAAAGCCGTATTAGAAAGCTGGAAGATAAAGTTACTTATGCAGACGAACAAATTGGGAGCTTACTTGATAAGCACATCGTGGAAGAACGGGTTAAAAGAGAAGAGCTTGAACAGAAAGTAGCTTTCTACGAAAAAGAGTTTAACATTAACCCACTAAGTTGGGGCAAGAGAAAGAAGAAGTAATGGATTTTTTAGCAATATACGGTGAAGCAGGAATGATAGGAGTGGTTGGTGCTATGTTCGTATATTTAGTTATATCATTGTCAAACAAAAGTGCTAAACAGCAAGAACAATTAGAAAATTTAAAAGTAGAAAACAAGGGCCAGTCTGAAACATTAGAGAATATGGAAGGTATGATTATAAAGCTTATCAACAGATGGAATCAATCAGACGATAAACTAGATCGCAAGTTTGATGCTTTGACAAAAGAGATAAACGACTTAGATAACCAAGTATCTAGAATAGATGGTTCTTTAAGTAGAATAAATGGGAAACACTAATGTACAAGTATATATGTAAAGCAGGAACATACAGCTCAGATAGTTTGTTTGGGTTGTTGTGGGAAATATTTAAACACAGGCTATGGCACTTAAAAACACATGGAAAGTGGATGGATTAATGGATAGCTTAAAAGTAACAGGATTAAGCACGAGCTTAGGTATTGTATACTGGACAGATTTATTGTCTGGTGTTCTTATGTGTATAATGTTTGCAGTGCAAATTTATTATTTGTATTTAAAAACCAAGAAAATAAAGGAAGATTAAATGGATATTAAGTCAATGTTAGTAAAGCTTGCTGAAGAGCAGGCAGATAAGATGCAGGAAGAAGCATTAAAGCATTTAGCATCTGATGAGTTCACAAAAAATTTAGCTACAAAAATTAACGAGAAGGTAAACATACCTTGGATCAACGAAGAAAAAGAGCAGGAGCTTTTTGAAAAGTTGGTTGATGTAATGACAGATATGCTAGAAGGTGTATTTAAAGGTAAGTAATGCCTAAGCAGATATACAAAATAAATGACTGGTCTGGTGGTATGAATAACCGTAAAGACCCTAGAGACTTGCCAGACAGGCAATACCCATTTATTAAGAATATGTCTATTGATGCATTGGGAAAAATAAAAACTGCTGGTGGATTGTATAATCACATTGAAGACTCTGATGGTTCTACAAACTTAACTCAATATATTCCATCTGCAAATAGCACAGTTTTAGGTGGCTTCGGTTTGTTTTACTTTGAATCAGATCATAGTAAAGATGCAGATCAAACTATAACGGAAACCAAAAGCGGTACAGCATTGACTGTTGGTACAAGTGACGGCAACATAGCTTTTGTTGAGGTGTCTACAAATCCAGATGGTAACACCCAAGCACCGGAGCAAGGAAGTGGTCTATAGATGCCAATACCTTCAACTTCATATTTAAAGCTAGTAGGCGGTGTAACCTCTACCATAAGTACTATATTTACCAGTAGTCTAATTAAGGTTGGTGATTTAGTAAAGATTACAGGTACAGAAGAAAACAATGGTATTTTTTTAGTTGCTCAGGTTGTAGACAACTTAAATAGTGGTTCTGGTTTAGGTAGTACATTTACAGACAATACGAGGTCTACTGCATTACCTACCCCAACAACAACAATTATAATGGATGGGGCTAATACGAACATAACTGCTGGCATGTCGGTAAGCGGAACAAACATAAAAGCTGGAGCTTATATCGCTTCAGTAACTCAAACAAGTGATCCTGCTACTTTTGAAATATCAGATGCGACACTATCAAATGTTTCCGGTGGAACAACCTTAACCTTTAGTGATAGAGATGTATATTATGTACTAAAAGGAACTGGCATTACTAATGAAGACGATACCGCTGTTAATCCTACCATACGAGTCATTCGATCTACCGGTGATAAAATGTGTGCATTGGGAAAAAGAGGTACAAGTGCAAATGCGGCTGGTGTAGATGTTTGGTCTAATAATGCCACTACAGATTACACTCAAACAGGTAATGGTTGGACTAGCAGAAAAATAAACCCAACGCTAGCAGGTATAAATGGTGCTAAATACATATATCATTTTGTAGATGAGGTTCTGCGGGTATGTGATACAGAGACCACAAACACAAGTATTATAAAATGGTTTGGGTACATACAAAGAAATCAATTCAATCACAATTTAGGTTTGACTTTTGCAGAGTGGCAAGAGCACTCTAGCGTTTTAAGATCACCAGAAACAAACAGTGCTAACCTTACAATAGCTTTTGGTCATACAACCCATGCGGCTGACACAGCAGGTGCATACTTTCTTGAGGCTAGCAATAAATCAAGAGGAGTGGCTAGAAAGCTAAGAAATGCAAGTGACACTGCTTTATTATTAGATGGCTCTGTAAACGCAACTTCTAACTCTTTTGTTTTTGACGATGGAACTAATGATGTCTTAGATCAAAATTTTGCTGGTGAATTGGTAACGATTAACACGGATTACGATGCTAGACCAACGGAAATATTATTTTGTACAAAGCCTGCGGCTGGCTTAGCGGCTAATGTTCAATACGAAAGAAATTATGGTGGTGTAGGGTCAGACAGCTACTCAGATAACGAAACTCCTATATTAAGAAGAGGAGTGGGTTTTAATATTGGTGTTAGTGATGGTACAGCGGATGGTGACTGGGAAGGGTTGACATACGAATTTTATCAAAGTTTTTTATATGATGGAAACCAAGAGTCTGTGCCTGTTAGAATGGGGAACGGTGCGGCTACTATAGCGGCATTTACTCATTCACAAACAGCAGGTAAGTCTATGAGAGTTTCTGTTTATGCTGACGTTGCATATCCCGGTAGAATATCTGGTGGAAGAATATACATTAGAGAAGCTAATACAGATAATGAGTTAGCTTTACTTGCAGATATAGATATTGTAAAGGGTGTACGAACCACTATAGATGGAGATCATGTAGCTTGGACAGAAAATGCTACTGCTGTTGATAAAGGTTTTTGTGTGGTTGCAGATGCCACAGGAAATGCAAGTAAGCCAAACTTAGATACTTACACAACAATAAATGGATTTTCACCAGACGTAAAATATGTATCATTAGGTGGTGCAGGTGAATCGTATCAAGCTTCTATTGTAGAAAATAGAAGAACATTTATAGGAAACGTAAGAGTTATTGGTGCTTCTGGGGAGCTAGAAACTTTTGGTGACAGAATTATGTATAGTGAAATCAATAAGTTTGACACGATACTGCCACATAATTTTATAGATGTTTCTAAGGGTGACTATGGGGTATACACAGCCTTACAAGCTTATGCCGATAGGTTGGTAGCCTTTAAGCATAATCTAGTTCATATCATCAATATAGCAAGCCCTAGCCCAGCAGGTTGGTACTTAGAAGAAACAATAAAATACTCTGGTGTAAATAAAAATTTTAGCGTAACAAAAACAAAATATGGTATAGCTTGGGTTGCGGAAGATGGGTGTTACATATATGACGGTCAAAAAGTTACAAACCTTATTAAAGATAAGTTAGCGGTTAGCAAAGCTTCTTTTCTTGGAACAGGTGCAGATAAGACATGGAACGCATGGTATCGTGGTACAGCAAACGTAAAAGACCCTATGATTGGTTACGATAGTATTAGTAATTCATTGGTTATTATGAGAAGCCCCAACGATTCTTCTGACAATTCAGATGAGGGTTGGATATATGATTTTGATTCAGATGGCTGGGTGTTTCACGATCTTATTTTTACAGACAGTCATCTATTTAGCAACTTTTCTACAGATTGGAACAATAATTTAATTGTAGCTACTAACAACAATGCATCACACACTACCACTAGCTTTAAAAAGTTTTTACCTATTAGTCTCGCAAATGCACATCAAGTATTTATTACAAGGGATATAGATTTTGGTGAGCCCGGTATTATTAAAAAAGTATATAAAGTTATTGTTACTTATAAGTCTAATGGTTCTGTAACAACTCCTTTTAAATATGCTATTGATGGTAAGCAAAATTTTTCTACTGGTGGCGGTGGTACATTTACAGGTAATTTAGCAGATACCAGTGGTGCATGGGATGTGGTAACATTAACTCCAGCTTCTACCATAGAATGTCAAAGCCTACAGATACAGTTTGCGGCTACTACATCTGGAGTATATGAGTTTAATGACATTAGTATTGAATACAGATACATTAGAAACAAAAATGTTACCTAATGGATAGAGAAACCAGAAGAATCCAAAACACAAAACAATCCTCTGTAGAGTTTCAAGGTAAGCCATCTTTAAATGGTATGGTAGAAGGACAGATTGCTATTGAGAAAAAATCAAATAGTCAGTTAGCAATATACAGAAAAAAGTTTGGACAGTTGTGGAAATCGTATATGTCTAACAATGGCGATCAATATGTAGATAGGACACTAACTACAAATACTTTAAAATATTCACACAAATTCATAGACTATCGTGTGTTTACACACAACTTTAGTGTTAACTTAGGCACGTCTGAAGTTTTTTTACCTTGGTCTAGTTCAACAGATAACACAGCCACAAGATGTGACGTAGGGTTTTTAACTCCATTTAAAATGCATTGTTCAAAAATACTATTTAAAGTTCCTGTGTTTGAAGACAACACAGATGACATTCTTTTTAAGATAAAGAAAATGGACGATGGAGATGCAACAGTTGACGAGGTTTGCACTTTTTTGTATGATTCTTCAGCTTTAGGTAACACTGTAGACAACACAACTCTTACAGTAAATGAGTCCGACTGGAGTAGTTCACCAACAATAGAATCTAATGATGTTGCAATGATTAGCATAACACCATCAGATACTGGCATTACAACAAGTGTAAAAGAATTTTTTGTTTCTTCTTTATGGCGGGTAGAGGTGGAAATATGATAAAAACTTTATTAAATTCTAAGGAATTATACCATGATTGAACATTCCTCAAAATCAAAAGGTTACTTACCTATGAAATCCGGCCCTAATATGATGGGCTTTGATATGGGTAAATCCGGTAGTCTAATGGAAATGATGCAGACTGGAGGGCAACCTAGTCGTGGTGCGGCTATGCTTGCTCGCTCTAGACAAAGACAAAGCGACATTAAAAAACTAGAAGATCAGCAAAGAGCAGAGGCCAAAAGACAGAAACGTGGTGGTTTATTTGGTAGCATTGGTGGTTTAGCTGGTGGTTTAATCGGTGCGGCTCTTGCTCCTGTTACTGGTGGTGCTAGTCTAGCACTTGCTTCTGGTTTAGGAACTGCTTTAGGTAAGGGTCTTGGTGAAAGGTTTGGTGCTGGAAAGGCTGTTGATTATGATTCGAGTGGTACTGTTTTTGCACAGCAGGATTTTAGAGATGTAGATGAAGCTAGTGCAGATTTTAATAAAGGAATGTTGGAAAGAGCTGGTGTGGCCGGTTTAAAGGCGGCCGCTACCGCAGGTCTCTCCCCCAATGGTGGTATATATGGAACAGCTAGGGCAAAAGCAGGCGGTTTACGTTCTTCTCTTGCCGACCTTGCGGGATTTGGAGGTGCTCCGTTACCTGTTGCACCTAGCGTAGAAAGAGTAGTTCAAGCAGGGGCTCCTTTCGGTGATCCATCTTTGTTTAGTGATAAAATATTTGACCCTTCTTCTGTTTTTTCTGCATCTACCTACAACCCAATGACATCTCCTGCTGATGCTTTACTAGGGGCTAGTGATTATATACCTGAAACATTTTCTTTAACACAAGCAGTCCCAGTGCCTCAGTTTTACGAAGATGGTGGCCTTATTGAATACCAGTACGGTGGGGGAGTTGGTGATATACAACAAATTTTACAAGATGCTGGTATACAAGCCAATGAAAATCAACTAGCTTTATTTGAACAGTTTAACCCCAGTTCTTTAAATGAATTGGCATCTGGTTTACAAAGCAGTCTTCTTTCTGGAACTCAACAGTCACAACAGCAACAAGCTGGTATGGGATTTGCTGGTTCTGGTGCAATACAGCAGGCACAGGCACAACAAAGAGAGAGTGCTATGGATCAACTTACATCTGCACAAGAACAAGCGGCTAGACAATTTGAGTCACAGACACTAGGACAAGCGGCTAGTATGATAGATCAGGATGCAAAATTTGGCACATATACAGCTCCACCACCTACAGTTTCTTCTTTGCCTAGCGATAATCAAGGAGATGTTATGTTTAATGGTTCTCTTTATCAATGGAACCCTACTGTAAATCAGTATGAAATTGTAGAGGATCAAGACTATGATTATAGTGAATACGAAGAGTTTGGTTAGGAGTTTATAAATGCCCGGACACACTAGAAGTATATACAGCAGAAGACAACGTACCGCACCCGGTCAGTTTGATAATCCTCTTGCAGACTTTTTAGATAGACTGCCAGATTATTTTAACGATTATCAGAGAAACCAATTAGCTCTTGGAAGACAGCAACTGGCAGAAAAAAGATATGAGGATTCTCAAAAAAGACAGGCCAGAATGGACGAAGAAAATAAAAGGCGTTACGATCTACAGCAAAAAAACATAGAAATAAACAGGCAGAGGGCAGACGATCAGTTCATAAAAACTCAAGTCATGTCATTGGTCAGGTCTGGTAAGTATGGCGTTGCTAATCAAATGCTTTCTGGTTTGAACGATCCAGATTCTCAATCTTTAAAAAGTGTAATTGAACAAGCTTCTGATAAAAAAGAAAAATTAGACTCAGCTTTTAAGAATGTTCGCTCTGTTTACTTTGACCCTAATGTTTCTGTATATAAAAAACAAGAGGTCATAGATTCTTTTAAAAAAGATTTTTCTGACGATTTAGAACTAGGTTCTGGAATTGATGACTCTATAGCAAGATTTTCAAGTAAAATAAATCTTGAAGCTCAAAAGCAAAATAGAGGTTTTAAACCTTTGGATGAATGGATGAACGTAGAGGGTGGAAGAGAGGATATTCAGAAATATAAAAATGCTGAATCTGCAATAAAAGAAGCAACCGAGCAACTTAACAAATTAAAAGCTGGCACTCCCGGCATAGAGGGAACTGAACAAAATCAAATACAAATTATAGAAGAAAACGAAGAAATAATAAACAAGTTAACTAGCAAACCTCAATACAGAACAGAAACTCGTGCTCAATACGATTACAGAACTAAATCTCTTCCAAATTACAGAAACAAAGCTATTCCAAAAATGTTTGGCTCTTTATCTGGAGCAATACCGGATATGCCAAACTTAGCATTTGGTCAAGGAACAGATCAAGAGTTTACTGAATCGTCACCAGAAGATATGGCTAGCTTTGAAGAGTCTTTAAACAAAGAATTGGATTCTATACGATCTGACCCATCTGAAGAAAAAATGATACAAAAAGAACCAACAATACAAGACCTTTTAAACTTACCAGCCGCACAAGCAATGCGAGCAAGAAGACCGATGAGTATTGTAGACCCGTTAGCAATAACTAGACTTTTACAATCCATAAGGTAGGAAATGCCTACCGATCCTCAGTCATATAGGTCTTTTTCCAGTGCCTTAGAAAAGCTGTACCAAAACCCAAATTCTGTTTCAGATCAAACAGTTGATCGTTTCTATGATACCTCTGATTATTTAGAGGAGGACTCTAATTATAAAAACTCTTCTTTTAGTCTTAGTGACTTTTATAAAGAAAAAAATAATCAAATAGAGCAAGTAAAAGTATCTTCAGATGATGAGAGCTTGTATGGGTTTCAAGCCCCTACTTGGACTCCCGATTGGATTAAGGCAGGGTACAATCGAAGCATAACAGGAATGGCTATAAAGGCTTTAAACGGAGAAAAAATTAAAGAGTACGACTTAAATGTTATGGAGGACATAGGTGCAACTATCATGTCTATGGTGCAACCAGTTGATCTTGCTACAGGTATTTTAGGTGGTGGTGTTGGAGGTTTGGCGGCTAGACAAGCTTTAAAAACAGGGACAAAAGAAGCTTTAAAGAAAGGTCTATCTAAAACAGCTACAAATAAAATTATTGCAAAAAAATTAGATGACCAAGTAGTAAATCAAATATTGCAAAACACACCAAACAAAGCTATTCAGCTAATGTCTAGTGCGGGAGTAAAAGGCAACATTGCTAAAAAAGCAGTTGAAAATGCGGCTCCAAGAGTTGTTCATAGGGCTTTAATCGAGGGTGCAAAAGGCTCTACTGGTTTAGGTTTTTATCAAGGCTTGTCTACTGCATCTTATGACAAAGTAACTACAGGTGATATTGATGAGGTAAAAGCATTAAAAGAAACTTTAAAAGGAATGACTTTAGGTGCAGTAACTGGTGCAAGCTCACCAGTTGTTAAGTCAGCTTTAAAAAATTTAAATCCCCTGACTCAAGAACTTGCCTCAAAAGCTGTTGAGACTGTTGAGTTTGGTACTCTTTCTCCGGTTTTAAATGGTCAAGACATAAATCCAGAAACTTTAGTGGAGAGTTATATTCACGCCGCAGGCGTAGTAGGTGGCTTAACGGCTCAGAAAAAAGCATTTGCATTTGCTAAAAAAGGTATAAAGTCTATAAAAGAAAAGCAATACGATAGCCCCATGACTGCTGAAACTGCGGCTAGATATGTTTTAGAAAGCAATTTGCCAAATCAAAAATCTAAAAAATCAGCTCAGACATCTAGAGATTTAATAGAGTCTAAAGAAATATTTGTAAATAAATATGGAACAAAGTTTGACAATCTAAAATTTTCAGATAGAAATAAGCAGGTGACTCTAAGAAATGCAAAAACCAAAAAGGTAGACCAGCTTAATTACGATCAATTTGATGAGTTGCTATTCAGAAGAGAAAGTAAAGCTAGGACAGTAGCCGGTTTATTAAAAAGCAGAAATAGAAAAATATTAAAAATAAAAGATGATTTGGGTGTGAAGGATGACAGGTTTAAAGATTACATTGATGCCGTAAGGCTTACTCCTTTAGACTCAAAAATTAAAAATAAGTATTCTTTAAATAGTTTGAGTGGCGTTGAGAGACTAAAACTCCTAAACGAAATGAGGCATGAAAAAAGAATATATCAATTAAGTCAAAATTTTTTAAATGCAGGTTGGGAAGGTAGCCTTTTACCAAAAAAAAGATTTATAGATCAGGTCTTGCCAAATATGCCAAAGGTTTATAGACAGGCAAAAAACAGAGCTACGACACAGCTAGAAGTTTTATCGTTCAGAGATTTTGATAACTACAATGTAAGAGAATTAACTTTATTAGGTGGTTATCTTCAGCAACTACAGGGTGCAGGTGCATTTAAAAAAGGTCTCTTTAAAGAAAAAAAATTTTTAGAAGATGCAAAGCAATTAGCAGATCGTTTAGAAGACCCAAGATACGCCAACCCTAAAAATAAAAATTTACCAGATTACAAAAGAGTTTCTGAGGTAAGGTCTATACTAGATAAAATTTGGGATGATGCAAATAAAATTGGTATTGATTTAGGCCCTAAAGAAGAGTTTTATTTTCCTAGAATGATTAAACCGGAAATTTTAAAAATTTTTAATTCAGATATAGCTAAGTTTGGAAAAGACAATCCTTCTTTAAATTTTGATGGAAAAGGACTTTCTAAAACAAGAGAGTATCAAAGGTTAGTATCTGGTTATATTAAATCAAAAGAATTTGATGAGCCTACAGTAAAAGCAATTAAAAAAATAGCAGGAATAGCTGAAGATGCTCCAGAGCCAAGAACGAGAAGAGAACTAAGAGAAAGAGAAAAAAGTTTAGCAGAAGCTTTTTATGACTTTTCTAACAATGTAACAGTTCAATTTAGTAGCAAAGCAAAAAACTTAGAATTTGCTAGGAAAAATATCAACATTCCAAAAGAGTTTCTTGAGAGAGATGCTAGACTTGTTTTAGCTAGATATGCAAAACAGGCATCTTCCAGAATCGCTGAAGTAGAAAACTTTGGTGTTAAAGGTGAAAGAATATATTCAAGAATATCTGCTTTAAGAAAGTCTGCTATCAATGCTAGGCAAGATGGTCGAGCAAATTTATCTAAAAGACTTGAGGAGTCTGCTAAGACTATTGATTTTTTATTTAAGTCAGCAACAACAAGAATAGAGTTAGATTCTGACTACAACTATAAATCATCGTTTGCTAAAAAATTTTGGAACAATGCCGTTGACTTTCAAATTGGTACTAAGATAGGACTTGGATTTGCTACAATACCTAATCTAACTCAGCTATCAATATCTACAGCTATAAGAACTGGATATTACCCGCTGATGAAAGCAATGGTAAAGCTATCTACAGATCAAGAATATAGAAACTTTGTTAAAAAATCAGGAAGCACTAATCTATCTGTTTTTCAACAAATACATAACTTAGAGCCAATGGATACATTTTTTGGTAGATTTGCTGACTTAACCACAAAGGCAAGTGGGTTTCAAAAAATAAATGAATTTAACCAATTAGTATCTGCCGCCGCCGCTAGAGAGTGGATAAGTTCATTGAGAAAAACAGCAAATGGTAAAAGTGCTCTTTTAGATGTAGGCTTTACTGTTCCTAGACTTTTAGGTGGGAACAGAATTAGCAGAAGAGAGTGGGCTATAAATACACTACGAGAACTAGGAATTTCTGATTATAAAAAACCCCCTACAGAAAGACAGTTAGTCGAATCTATGTATAGGTTTTCAAGGGATAGTCAGCTACAAAGAAACGTTCTTAATGAGCCTTTGGTTACGCAAGACCCAAGATGGAGACCTTTCTTTTTATTTAAAAAATTTGGATACAAACAATTCAACTGGGTAAGAGAACAGTTAAGTGAAGAGGTGTCTCGTGGTAATTTATTTCCCATGCTAAGGTTGGGTATGGCTGGGATGGCTGGAGGAGAGATGGTTTCTTATGCTAGAGACCTGTTATCAACTTGGATATCTGGTGATAGTATATATGATAACAATAGATATATATTACCTTACTTGCCAAAAAACATGCCTTTTTCTGATGTGGGGCCAGAACAGTTTATAGATGCTTCTCAGTTAACAATGGATGACTACCTTGATAGGTTTGCATCTGTAGGTGCTTTAGGAATTGTAAGCGATATTGTTGCTAATGAAAATAAAGTTAGGGCTTTAGAGTTTGCATTTAAGCCTGCCGTAGTGCAAGATTTTCAAAAAATATGGAGTGCAATGACTAGGACAATGGAAGACACTAAAACTTACGGATTGGGAACTGCCATTAGAATACCTAAATATATAGCACCAGTAACAGGTACAATACCAAGAAGGATTTTACAAAGGTTTGAAACTAAAGGACAGAGGGTAGAGTACGTAAAGAGAATAAAAGCTCTTAGATTAACTGAAATTAGAGATGCAATAATAGATGGAGACAGCCAGAAAGCTGTAAGGATTATTGAAGATTACAATAGAACTTTTGCATCAGAAAATCCTATCCTGTACGATGATTACGATGCGGATGCCATTACAGCAAGAATCATAAATAGAATAAAGAAAAGACAGAGAAATATAAAAAGAACTAATCCGTAACGTACAATAAAGTTTCTTCTGCAAATTCTGGAAACCCATGCTTCTCCCAAAACTTAGCTAATCTTTTGTAATATACTTGTGCTGTGATACGGTTTCTTTTTAAATCTTTTATAATTGCCATGAACTCAGAAACCAGTTCAGGTTCCATAGGTTTTTCTTCTACTGGAAAGTCATCCAATATATCCATTACTTACCACTCCTTATTTCTATAGAAAAAAGTTCTTCTTTCTTTTTCTTTGTATATGTAGACCTTTGACTCTTTGTCATCTTCAACCAACACTCTGGAAGTGAGGAAACTTGAGTGTCATAACTACCTGCAACACCACAAAATTTTTTAAGTTGGTCATCATTTTTTTGCTTTTGTGGATTAAAATACGATTTACCGCAAAAACCACAGGTTCTATCAATTTTACTACAAATTTCAAACATTGGCTTTAAAAAACCCCCTCTAATCTCACGATTTTCGCTGTAAAATAAATTATTGGACATAAGTATCGCCTAAATAAAAACTATTGAATAAGGGGGCCGTAGCCCCCTTATTATTAACAAGACCTAAAATGGCGTTTTTTTCTTGTACTCTTCCTTAAACTGACCAGAAAGATACCTATCTCCCTTATCGGTTTCGTTAATCCAAAGAGAAAAATCTTTCTTCTCTCCGTTTACCATACCGTTGCCAGTGTAGTCAGGCTTTTTATCACCGTCTTTTTTGTACTTGTTTTTCCACAGCGTAAAGCTGTTGTCTTTTATTTTGTATTCGGCCATTTTGCCTCCTAGTTATGGGCAACCTAATTCATTACCTTTTTTAGCCAACTGAGAGACATTACATTGTCATTCTCTTTGTAAGAATCAGGTCGCCCTGTTTTGTTATTCAATCTTGTTTCAAGCTCCACCATTCTTTTGTAAGTTGATCCGTTTGGTGAAACTCTACCTTCTTTGATAATTTTTTTGTAATACGTAACTAGCCCCCTAGCTCCCATTAGTTTATTTGTCTTCATTTGCCATCTCCTTCATTATAGATAATGTGTTAATAAAATATTCATAATCCAAAACAATGTAAGGCTTGCCACGATCTTCACGGATTACTACACCATGCTCTTGTTTCTCTGGCTTCATCCACACTGCTATCTGCTTTCTCCTTTTGCATCCAAAGTATTGGCCTTCTATTTCTATATCTCCTTGCTCATGCTGTGCACCACCTCGGTCTCTGTTGAACGCTTGGAGCCCTGCTTCTTTTGCCATGCGTACTGCTTGTCTCTGGAGCTCCGCACCACGTTGTCTCGCTCTCCTGCCACGCCTTACGTTCTTTGGATTCTTCATACTGCTAACCTCATTTTACTGTATACCTTTTTATTTCTACAGCGAGGGCAACTCATGTAAAGTCTTTTAGAATCTGACCAGTGAGTATTGTCACACTTATCACATTGATATAGATATTCTATGACATACTGACCATTGACATATTTTGTTCTGGTAAGGTCAAACATTTTTTACTACAGAACCTTCTACTGTTAATTTTTCTTCTTCTAACCTATCTAAAATTGCATTGTTTTCCTTGTCTAACATTTTAGACTCAATTCTTCTCATATCTTTCAATAAAGATTTGTAAGGTTTGATATAGCTATGCATATTATTATCTTTAAAACCTAGTATAGCCATGCTCAATGCATTAATGTGAAGTGAAACTTCTTCTTTAGAATATTTAATCAAAGCTGTACAAGTATATTTTTTCATAATAGTTCTGCTCCTCTCTTTACTGGCAGATATGCATTGGTTCTAACAATACTACCACCGTTAATTGTTTTCTGTGTCTTTGTATTTTTAACGTCAAAATCAAACAAAAAGTTTCCATATTTATCTGTGATTTTCCAATACATAATAATCTCATCTGGTATCAAATAAAGAAAGCCAATGAAAGGAACTCTCAAAAGCTGTGATAATTTTCTACCATCAAGTATCTTATCAAATGTTACAAGCCAAGACCCAAACTCTCTGAGTTTCATAAGACTCATATCTCTGCACTTAGACTCGAAAATTCCTGTAAGTTGATTGCCTTGTGAAATCATACCATCTACTTTCGCATCCATATCCTTATCTGTCTCTATAATATTTACATTTGTCAGTACGCTTATTCTTTCAAGCATAATTCTTTCATACTCTAAAGACTTTTGTCCCTTATCTGTTAGTATATCCATTAGAATGGTACAGGCGGTTGTTCTAATAATTGTATTACTGTGGCTACTGGATAGTGAACCTCTGTATCTAAATCATTTATAAACTTCTTTCTATATACATCGATCAATACTTTAGCCATTTTAATATCGTGAAGATAGAGGAAGGGCAGTTGGTTGCCCTCCCCCCCTTCTTTCCTAAGCTTCATCATGGAGATAAACTTTGCAAAGCCCCAGTTCTTCTTGTGCTCGTATAACGAATCTTCCGTCTTCTTGTATCTGAATATCCCATTATCCTTTACGATACTATCAGCATAGTCGGGATGCTCGTCCTTGTCTATTTCGTATTCAGGCTTGAATATATCTGCCACATACCTACCGAACCTTACGTTCTCAGATAAATCCATGCTTACAATACTGGCGGTGTACCTTCCCGCAGGGACTGACTTACTGAAATCAAGTGGATCACCGGGATAAAATGCATCTCCTAAATCCATCTTAGGCTGACTTCATTACCTCTATTTTAGATAGACATGCTTCTAAGTTGTCAATAGTAATGTTGCCATTCTTTAACTGATATAGTACCTTGTTCCTGTTCTTAGCACCTAAAGACTCCACCGCTTTTTTTATCTGCTTCTCAACGTATTCCTGATCTGTCTCCTTAATTACCTTACCGTTAAACTTATCCTTTACCTCCTTCACCAGTTCTTCATCTGTCATGGCTTCCTTCTTATCAAGCATCTCTTTAATGCCGTGATAACCATGTATGATAAACTGCACCCATTTCTCCATTGTCTTCATGTTGTCAGGTGTAAGGTCATGCC